ATATTAAATAAATCTAAAAGCTTATTTCCATTATCATTGTTAATTTTTCCGCCTTTAATTTCAGCAGTAGTAAATACGGTTTTTATTCCAACATTAAAAAACGTGGCAGTATTTCCAAGCTTTAAACTTAAATATGCAACTAGTTCTTCTTTATTAGATTCAGTTGTACCGTATAATGTCAAATCTGTAACAATTGAACCGATATCGTTATCTATCCCAGCACCTGGCGCAGATATGTAAATATGTGGAGAATATACTAATGGTCTTTTTTTATTTAAAGCACCTTCAGCTTTAACGCGTAATGATTTAAATCTAGTTAGATTATATTCTTTTTTAAGATCTTCAAGTGCAGCTATCATTTTATAATCTGAGATCTTAATGCCTGTCCACCAATCATCTAATGCAGCTGCAAATTGAGGTTCAAATAAATTTCCTCTATTATTAACTCCACGATTACCAGATGATCCAGATCCAAATTTTAAAGATATTGTTTTTAATCCAGCTGCTCTCTTTAACACAACTAAATCTACATCTCCCTCTAAACTTCTAGATACATTGACTTTACTGATGCTCGCAGGATCAATACTTATTGGTGTTTCAACCTTAGGGAACATATCATGTAAAGTCGCAAAGAGGTTCATGATCTCCTCCACCTTGTTTTGAGGCTTAGATTTCAGTGTTGTATCAATCTCTGTTGCTGTTTTGGGAAAGAATGTATATGCCATTAATCTATTTATAATAAATGAATGGCTAAGGAAATACTTAATCAGCTATTTTCCAAGTATAGTTCATATAGTGGTTCTTCAAGTTCTCTAGCTTCAACTTCCCAAGGAGAGTTCCAATAGTCTCCTTTATACTTTGAAGGATCCATACGATTGGTAATCATCTGCCATGCATGCACAGTTTCATGTGCTAAGGACTTAATGAGGTGATCAAGGCCTTTATCACCACGAACTTCTATTGAGATTTCTGAAGGTTTACCGTTATCATCTTCATCTATGCATAGACAATAACCATCTACGTCTTTAGTGAGTCCATCCCCGCGGACTGAAATATCAATGATGATATCATCATCTTCATCATCTAGTAACTCGTTCAAAAACACAAAGGAAGCCTTATAAACTTCCTCACGTTTTGCTGCAGTCATGTACCTTGAAGGGCGAACATAAACTATCATTGGTTGGTGCTCCTATTGATCTGCATCTGGACCGTAAAACCTTGGATCTGCTAAGGCCATTAAATTTTCTTCCATATCAAGGACAAATTGTAATGGACATTGTAGCATTGTAGCTATGGTATTTGTATCAAAACCTTGACGAAGAAGATCGTCGATCTCCATATGTAATTCGCTCATTTTACCCATTATCGTACATCCGCAATATAAACATCAAAGGTAACTGCATGACGCTGTGGCAAATAAGCATCATACGAACCTCTACGTAAACCATCAATTCGTTCTGCAATGCGGCGTGGACCACGACCCATCAAACGAACACGCTGACGAGTTGGTTTTTTAGGCAATTGTTGACCATTGAGATCTGCGCGCATATATGCATACTTATATGACTGCATTGCAGTATCATTCATAGCTTTAACTGTCTTTTTGACAATTGTAATTTGCTGCATATCTGTTACAGACAAAGGATCTGCTGTGAAGATGTAATTAGTTGTACGTGTGTTTTTCATAATATAATTTCCTTTTAAGTACTCAAGTTGATAATTCGTGCATCGTATTCCATAAAACTTACTTGCATTGGAACAAATACAATATCACCAACACGGTGACCTAAATGCTTATATCCAGTTTCAGTAAATTCTTTACCGTCAAAGACATCTTTAGTGCAAGTGATCTTGAATGCTTTGAAACCTTTTTCATTCGTGATTCCTTGTACTTTACCTTCAACAAAACAATCACTACGACCAGTCATTGGTTTGAAATCATATGCCCTGATAGTATCACCTGTTTTTGCTGCTGATTCGAACTTTAACATTTGCTTTCCTTTTTTCATTTGATGTAACCATTATACCATACTAGCATGCTAATGTACATAGCCTGGAGCGAAAAAAGCGAAAAATAACTGAATATTTTTCGCTCTCTAAGTCTATGATTTCATTAGCTTTTTTGCAAGCCTATGATTTCATTGGATAAAATCGATCTGCCAGGATCATCCAGGATGCGTCAAGTCTGAGCTACCAATGTGCTTGCTAATGGAAAGACTTTCGTGATGACCTGGGCGCATTCTCGAGCAACTTCCATGTGTTCTTTTTGAGTACCATTAGCACTTCTCAAAGAGATAAAATGGATCCAGCTTCTCAAAGTACCATTCATATAGAGACGTGATACTGTATTACCCTCTGGAAGTACACATCGTGCTTGTTCCTTAGCTATGCCTTTACTGATAGCCCAACTATAGGTTGATTTGGCAAGAGAGATGAGCTCGCGCTGTCTATCTCTCCATTCATCTTGTAACATTGCATCGCCAATCGTTGGCGCCAATTCAACAGAGTTTTGTCTATTTTTAGGATCTTGCTTTCTGGCTTCTCTAATAACGAATGATAAATCTTCAGTAGGATCTGCGTATCGTTGAGAAAATTCTTGAAAGCTAAAAGATCTATGTCTAAGAATTTGTCTAGCGATATCTCGTGTTGTGGTGATTTCAAGACAGGCTGATACCATTTCGAGCGGTGACCAGTGTTGGTGTTTGATGAGATATCCGATAAGTTTTTCTGATGTTTCAGTGTTAAATTGATTGGTGGGATTGCTGACACGGGCGCAATACGCAATGAGTTCCTGCGCATCTGTGAGGCCCACATTTGCAAATTCCTCTGTTGGTTGTGAATAGGATAAAAGTTTAACATTCATATTAGTCTTCTATTCGTTTAACTTCTAACACATCACCAGTTTTTACTTTCAAGGAGAATTCAGAAGCTTCTTGGAAAGTCTTAAAAAACTTGTGACCTACTGCACTAGTTCCATGAATTAAATATGTTACTTGATACATTCGTTCTTTTACTATATCATCTGTCATTAGTGTATCTCCGCATTCGTTTGTTGATTTGTAGGTTCAGTTTCCGATACATCACCTAATAATTTTCTAAAATCAATACCACTCATTGTGATATCGTTTAGCAACATTAAACGAGCAACGATAACCGATGCTAAAATTATTGGTGCTGCTTCATATTTGATTGCGAGTTTAGTTAAGATATCATCAACTTCATATGCCATCTTTTCTAATTGTTTATCATTCATAAGTGAAATCTCCAAAGTCTTTATTACTACGTTCTTTTGATCCAAAGGTATTTAATGGTTTATCTGCCTCTGGTTTTACTGCTACGTGAGCACCATCATTAATCAATGATTGAGCGCTAGGTTCTACATCATATAATTTCATTCTAGATCTATCTACACCAACTATGAAACGTTTGTGGAATGTGAGGTCGTTGTAACGGTTCTTGAGCTGTTTAACCATAAGTTGCCCAAGTTTCTCAAGCTCTTCCGTTGAGATGACAGCAAACATAAAATCAGCCGTAGCCGGTAAACCGAAAGATTCAGACGTGTCTTCCAAACCCACATCTGTATTCGAGAAACCAGATCTGGTCGTTTGTGTTGCTGATACGATAGGTAAGTTGTTTTCGACCGCAAGGCCACGCATTTCCTCTGCAATCGTTTTAATGTATGAGTAAGTATTAATCGATCCACCCAATCCGCGAATGCGAGAAGAGGCACATATATTAAGGTAGTCAATAAAGATGATATCGGGTTTAAAATTCTTTTTAAGTTTAAGTTCATTTAATAATGCTCTAAAGTGTCCAGTATGAGCAGCTCCAGTTGGGTATTCCTTGATGATTAATTTACCAATATTTTTCTGGCCAATCTTTTGAATCTTTTGATCGTATACTTGTTTAGGCAATGCTTCAAGTTGATCGATTGGAATGTTCATTAGGTTTGCATCAATACGTTCAGCGATACGTTCCTCTGCCATTTCCATGGTAATATACAATACATTCTTGCCTTGCATTAATGATGCACCAGCCATATGACACATAAACAAGGATTTACCAACACCTGTACCTGCAAGAATAATATTAAGTGTCTTGTTTGGCAAACCACCTTTAGTGATCTTATTAAAATAATCTAGGTCAAATGGTAGACGTTCTTCTGTCTTATGATAATATTCATAGCGTAAATCTGAACTATCAATATAATCATGACCTATATTAGTATCAAAACTAACCGCTAAAGCTTTAGATAGAATATCTGGAATTGCATTGTTAGATAACTCTTTATGTTTTCCATCAATGATTTGAATTGATTCCATGATCGCAAGATAGATTGAACGATCTTGACAGAACCTTTCAGTCTCATCTAAAACCCAAGCAATATCAACTGGATCTGCAACATAAGCTTGAGCTACAAGTTCAACGATCTCATTAGGAACATTTGGGATCTTTTGTAGTTCTAACTTTAATGCACCCTCAGTTGGTACTGTATTATATTTATTTACGAAATGAGAAAGTACTGCAAACAATAATCTTTCACCACGTTCGAAGTATTCATCCTTTAAGAAAGGAAGAGCACGTCGTGTGTATTCTTCATTCGTGCATAGTTGATTCAGGATCAGTTGGCTTATCATTTTTACCTATTTTATACTTTCCGCTATCCATAGCGTCTTCAAGAATATGAGAAAGGATATCACCTAATAAATTCATAAAAGTTTCATCTTGTTGGATTTCTTCACTGGAGATTTCTAATTCTTCAGGTATTTTAGCTATATTAAAATGAAACTTTAAGCTTGCACTTTGGAGATCAGCATCTTCTTTAACTTGGATTGCTCCATATTTATAGATGATGCCTTTATAATCTCCTTCTTTAATTTGCACATACCAATCAGTTTCACCTTTATGCTCGATGAAGGCATAGCTGTTATGCGATATCTTCATCTTCTTCTTCCATAATTGTTTTTAAATCTGTTTGAAATATGGAACCATGACCAATTTGGAATGAGTTAACTACATATTCTTGGAATGATTTACTAGCTAAAGTATCTTTCCAGAATTCTTCGTTTAGTGTATCTTTTTCCCGAGTCTTTGTACCGATGAGCTCACCTGTTTCTCTGTCCACCCTTTGATACCAACCATTAGAAGGTTTAATAACGAAACCACCAGCCATAGCAAGATCAAGCAGCCCAGAATAACGCTGAATACCACCTTCGAAAGATACAGATACAGGAATTTTAGACTTTTCTTTAACATATCTTGATTTCTCTACATTAATAATAAAGTTGTATCCTACGATCTCTGTACCTTCTTTATCTTGTTGACGACCAAGAATCCAAATAGTATCAGCTGAGTAATAAATGCCTGTACCGCCAGATACAACTGCTTTAGGGAACATCCCTATTTCCATATACGTATGGTTAACAACAACCATTGGAATATCTTTTAAGTTTAAGTATGGAGTTACCATACGGAATAAACCTTTTAATGCTTTTGCTCGTGACATATCTGCCACAGATTTTTCATTCAATGCATCTTCTAATTCTTTCTTAGATGCAAGATTACCAACAGAGTCGATAACAATGATTAGTTTTTCACCACGTTCGAGACCATTAAGTTGGCCAATAATATCAAACTTAAGTTGTTCTACATCAGTGATTGGTGTATGTAATACTCGTGATGTATCAATGCCAAATGAATCAAAGTATGCTTGCGGAGTACCAAATTCAGAGTCATAGAATAACATCACTGCATCTGTATACTTATCCATATATGCTTTTGCCATTAGCAATGAGAATGCAGTCTTAAAGTGTTTTGATGGTCCAGCAAGTACTGTCAAACCAGGAGTTAATCCGCCATCTAATCGACCGCTCAATGCTACGTTAACCATTGGCACCGAGGTTGGTACCATATCTTTCTTATTGAAGAATTTAGAATCCTCAAGGACCGCTGTATATTCTATCTTTGAATTCTTTTTCAGTTTATCCATCAAACCCATAACGTGTTACTCCTATTTGTATTCATACTATTATTATACCATACTATTTTGTTGTTGTACATCTTTAAATGCTCTATTTAATTTCAAATCACCCATATCATGCCATACTCTAGCGCTATTGATATTATCAATATTCACTGTTGATAAATTACGATTAATGTGAGCATCAGCACCAACATTAATAAAGATTGCTCCTGGTTTACCGTACTTGATAAAACCTTCCCACGCTTTTGCATCATATGCTGCAGTGGTAGGGAATGGCATTGTCTTTGCAATTGGATGTGGTTTAAGGAATGGCATAGTTGCTGTTATAACCTTTGCATCACCTATCTCACCTTTATGTATATTGCGTGCAACTGCAATGCCATGAGGTTCTGCATTCGGCCATCCGATTTGTAATGCTCTAATCATGGTTCCTGTTGAAACTGCACACCATATTTCTGTTGGTTCTTTACCAATAATCTTTATTACATTGTTTGCCATATTAACTAAACCAGCTGTAACTGTTGGCACACCAGTTAAACCGAATGGGAGAAACGTTGCATTGTTTTCATCTGCCCATTTCTTAGCATATAAATTTAATACAGGCATCGCAGCAATCTTAATGAATCTCATATCAACATGCGGATACGCAAACAATGCACCTTGATGATCTGATACTCTGTTCGATGCTGGTGAAAAGAATACACATTTTTTATTATACATTGCGGCTAACATAGCAATTGCATCAGGTGCATGCCCTTGACGTGGAGCACAATACACTAATGTATCTTTTTTAGTTTCTGCAATTACGCGTTCTCCGCCAAAAGCTTTTAATCCACCTGGTGCAAGATCAGCGCGTAAGATATACTTATCGCCATATGATTCAACTGTTGGTAAAGCAATCTTTGAATTGAATGTTCCCCATCGTTCTAAGTAATAATCCTTAGCTTCTTGGCGCGTTTGATTTAAAGTAATATCTTTATTGCTTGTATCAGTTGTTACTGTAAACATGTTATTCCCCAATTCATTCGACGACGGAATGCAGGAGCAATATGAACACTTGATGTATTTTCCATATATGTCTTAGCATACTTTTCGCCATCCATTTTATACCATTCATCTGGTGGCATTATAAGTGTAACATTACGTTTTTTTAATCCATCAATAAATCTATACGTAAGATCAAGTCTATCTTGTCTTGATCCATAAAAAGGCGTATCTTTAAAATAACCAGTCTTTGGTAATCTACGTTCTTCATGTTCAATAGGTACTGGTGCACTAAATTCTATTTCACACTTGTGTTCTCTTCTAATCATAACTGCTTGTCTAACATATTCGTCTAGCATATCATCTAAATTAAAATTAGTATGTCGTAATATATGATGACGCACATCGATCGATCCATAACAAAATGTTACTTTACCAAATGGTTTAATGCCTCTAAATTCTGTATCTAAACCGCGCTTAAGTGTACCAAATAATGTTTTACCATTTTGGTAAAATACCATATCATTCAATGCTGCATATGCACTAGCGTGAGAATCACCTACAGTAATACCTTTCATGTTTTGAAGATCTTGTTGTTTCAATGATGGTATCGTGCTTAATCTATTTGATAATGCATCACACCACGCTTCAGTGATTCCGCTATAAGTTGTAGGTGCTTTTATACGAGACTTAAGTTGTTTACCCCAATCTGGAATATCAAAATCAAGAGATATTACATTAGGATGAGCTGCTACTCGGTTGATGCGATCATAGATTTCTTTAGTTGCACCACCAAATAAATTGAGTGTGCCTCCAAAGTTTACGCCGTGTTCTATATAAACCACTGATGCATTCGCAATATTAGGTGAACACTTATAATCTATGACCGCATCTAATTGATCTGCCCAAATAAGTGACCAACCTAAGACATGTGAGTTCTTAAGTTGCGGTACATTACTTATTGGATTAGTTAATATTTTCATTTCTTTAAACTAAATTCTTTCGGAAATATCCATGTGTAAGGAATGCGCTTAGTTGGTTTTTTAACACCGTGACTAATCGCAATATGTTTATAGAAAAAGCAAGTTTTGTCCTCTACATTCAACATCTTTTGTTCAGTCATTGGATTACGAGGATCATCACATAACAACTTCATCTGTTCTAACCATATTATACCATAGTTATTTGTTGCTGTAAACAGTCCATTTGAATCAATCTCGTATTTAACTTTGCCATTCAAATTTGTACCACCAAATATTTGTTGCATACCATCGAAGTGACCAGTTCCACCAAACAATATGCTTTCAGGATCTACAAGATGTGGATAAGCAAATGCCATATAACGTGCTGTATTTTTACATGGATATAATGGACTTCTAAAATTCTGATGCTTCTTAAAGTATCTTTCTAATCGTTTAGCAAATTCCATCATTGTAAATGGTCGACCCATCTTTGCAGGTTCTTCTAAAATATAATGAATATCATTAGCTGCTTTCATTGGACCATCTATTAACCATTCCTTTACATTAGTTCCTTTAGGATAATAGATTTGAAATAGATCATTTCTTGCATGTCGCTGTGTCTTAAATCGTTCACGCGTTATATCGATACCATCATTCATTAATGACATGAGTGTACTCCAATGTTCGTTACTGAAAGAGAATACGAGCGTATAAAATAGACGCATCTTATTATCAGTAATAGATTGCATAACATCTACAAATGGATGTTCATGCCAATGTAAACGATGAGAGAAGATTTGATAGTCTTCCTTCAATAGTTTATCTTCACGCTTATCATAAGCTACACACCAATCAAAGAATTTATCGAAGCGTTGTTCTTGTGTCCAATCTTTCATCCAGCTTTCAGTTGGTTTACCATTCTTTAATTCTACTGATGATGTACCTTCATATGTAATATTCTTATATGGTTCATCGATGAATACGCTTAAATCGTTTTGCATAAGTTCTTGTACTCTTCCACTGATAATCCAGCTTGTTTAATAATTGTATCATCTGATGGATGTGATTTCATTGTATTAAATGTTTTCACTAATCCAAGATCTAGCATCGCCTTTTGTCTACCGAATGGATGATCTTTAATTTTGCATGACGACCAAACTGTATCATAATCTAAATGATTATAATCTGCACCAGGTCGGACATAATTTTCTACCCATCTTATATAGTCGCAGCACACATCCTCAGCATTATATGGATATGATTTAGTATCTGCATAAATCTTTTCCATAACACTATCTAAGAATTCAATTGGTTTCATCTTAGATGTTGCTTTAGCTAAGTATGAAATACATTCAACTGCATTAGAACCATAATAGAATGGAGATTCTTTATTTACGTATTGTGGATACCAATCAGCAATATCTGCAACAATAGCTGCATACTGAAAGTGGTATTGACGAAGATCATTAGCAATGTTCCATTCTAACATGAAGGAACCTATTTCACGAATATCTCGTTTTCCACCTTTCTCTAAGAATTCTGCTAGTTCACGAGCGAGACGCGGTGCATATTCTATTAAGTAATAATCACCGCCTCGTTTGTAATTGCTTCCCACTGGAATTTTAGGAAATGCTGGAAATTGATAACCAACTGAAGTATAAAATGGTTTAGGATGTCGATTAACCATTTCAGTCATCTCTTCAATAGTACGTGCCTTATGAAGATTAAATAATAATGTATTATGATAGCCTGATGGTTTAGTAGCATAATTAATGCCAGAACCACATACACGATGAAGGATGAATATGTACAACCATTCAGCTAATTTAAAATCTGAATGTTTTCCAGTCCAATCTTTTGCAACAACATCACGTTGGATTGTTGTATGACCGCTTTGCATCTTGTGCCAATATGGATGAGCTTCTGTCCATCCATAAAATACATCATTAACTATCTGTGAAAATCCAGCAAATTTGCGTTCAACCACATCATATAATTCAACGTGGTGCATTAGATCATCACCCATATTTGATTCTGTATATGGTGTAATGCCAAGATTACATAGTCCTTGTTGTTTTGTTGCTAATTCAAAATATCGAAGATACTCATCATAGTGTTCAGTTGTTTCTATACTCATAAAACGAATACTTCAATGCCGCATTCGTTAAACATATCTAATGTTTCTTTCCAAGATTCATACCAATGCGGACGAATTGAAATGCATTCATTAGAAACATATACTTTCTTAATACCAACTTGAATAATACCTTTACAACATTCATTACAAACTGGTAAACCATAAACATACAGTGATGCACCATCGAGTGATACACCATTATATGTAGCATTATAAATTACATTCATTTCAGCGTGAACTACAAACTTATATTTAGTCTCTCTATCATTTAATCTTTCAGGGGTATCATGGATTCCACGAGGAAATCCGTTATAGCCCTGTGATAGGATTTGACCTTTATCACCAACAACTACAGCACCAACTTTAGTATTTGGATCTTTAGACCATTGTGCTACTTCTTTAGCGATCGCCATATAGCGATCATCCCATGTTGATTTACCCATCTCATCAATACCCTTGATTATAATCGAAGCTAGCATTAACATCCATGCTTTGTTCCATTAATTTGAAATGACGTTCATAGACGTGTAAAGAACTAACATTCCAGAAAAGATCACCAAGAGAATATACACTATTACATCTACGGTTGATTGCATCGAGGACTTCTTTTTGTAAATATTTTTGCCAAGCATAGTCATTTTTATATCCGAAAATTGCATCATTAGATCGCATGTAAACTGAAGCATGTAACATACCACGACGGAGATAATATTGCACAGTATTTGTACACATAAAATCTGACATGCCGTTTTTGTTATAATCTTCATGCATTGTTGGTCGAGTATAGATCATCACCGCTCTGCGAGAAAGCGGAGATTCACATAACTCTTGCACTACTTTTGCAAATTGATTTCCATTATCATTTGAATAAACACACCAACCATAATTCGAATTGATCATGCCATTCTTATCTGCAACTTGTTGCCAAATTGCTGGAGGTCCACCAGGAATATCATTGACATTTAATGATAATGATCTATACCATTCCAATTCACGTGCTACATAATCTTCATTTACTTCACCAAAGATTGTTGGTTTATTGGCAATAAAACACGCGTTTATGATCTCTACAGTATTTACACCCGATTTATCTGTAACAAAATTTCCATCGAGCAATTCGTCGAGCAATTCTTCTCTGATATCGTTTACATTAAGATGATATGACATATTATTTGCTATTCCTGAATTTTGTTGGGATAAGTGCTTTATTTTTGGGATTTGGATTATTAAATATATCACGATCTGGTTTTTGGCCAGGAACTTCGCCTCGCATATATGCAACTGTAAATGATGCATAATTAATCATATCAAGAGCTGAGTCTTCAACTGATTCGTAATTAACATTGCCACCAGCTTCCATAGTTTCAAGGACTGAAACCATGCGAAGATATTTTGCTTTAATAATATCAAGAAGAGTTGAAACACCATGCTCGTAATAATCAGCTTGCTCTACACGGCTTACAGCATTATTATAATCTTGGCCTTTCTTTTCTTGGATATCTGCTGCTTCTAACAAGATATTTGCTGAAGGACGAGAATACGAAGTTTGCATGTTATGTTCCTTTATAATATAGATCTATTATACCACAAATTTAACTCGTTGTACACTAGATTTCGGTTGTTTTATAAGCATATTCCAAAGCTCGCTCTGCTTCTACTTGCAATGGTCGCTTTTGATATCGCCTAGATGTATCTCTATCAAGTTGCCTAATAAGTTCTGCAATCTGCGATGAAGTAATTGGATACTTGCGTTTGATTGCATTACAAGCAATAGATGTCATGATCTTATAAATCATTGCATATCTACCACTACCATCAGTATTAGATATACCTGCATAATCTGTTATTAATTTTTTATTAACAAATGGACAATCTTGATATGATGACCATTCAAAGTCGTAATTAGCATTACCCTTTAGAAGTTCTTCTCTATGAGCTACAACTTTACGTTGTAATTCTGGTGGTAATTTATCCATGAAGGATGTAAGATTGTTTTGTTGTGCTACTTGTGGATGTTTATTTATTAAAACATTTGGATCAATGAACACACCAGTAGAATTAGTGAAAATAAAATTATTAGCCCCAGGGTATAAAGCTGGAACGTAATACATTCTAGATAGGTCCTTAGTTTGTGCATCTCCGAGTTCATCGAATTCCCTGTTGAGTGCATACCAAAATTGTTTAATGCTTTCTTTCCGCACAGCATTTGTAAGTGGGAATACGAGTCTAAACTTCGGATGAAGGACAGTACTGCTAGAGGTAGAATAACAAATATAATAATAATGGCCGTACTTATCAAATAATTCATCTATTAAATTTCCCTTAAGTTGGTGATCATCAATATCTAAAGCCGCCCATCCTGCCCATTCAATAACATTATCATTTGATCTAGTTGTATTCTCTGGGAATATTGCGGGTGAAATTAATGGAGATGCCTTCAAACCCTTTGGGGCTTTTCGTTCATCTCTTTTTAATTTGTAACCTGGGGTTGAAGACATTTTATAAAGCATGCCTTCAAACTTTTCCCAAGTATCATGATGTATTTGACGATGAGTTTTATTATCGAAAATAGAACTAAACGCCGTCAATGAATATGACATTTTAAAACTTCATAGTTCCAAATAAACCAACATTATCTTCATGCGAAGGCGCAGTCCAACCTTCTGGTTTAACTAAGTCTGGCAAACCAAGAGGATTTGGTCGACTCTCTTTAATACCAACTTCTTTATTCATATTAGCTTCTAATACTCGATTCCATGCAAGATTACTATCAACACCGAATGCATCAAGTGTTCCAATAGCAACAACACAAAGATCGATTAATGCATCAACTGCATCATCAGCACATACACTTTCGCGAAGTTCTGTGAGTTCTTCCTCAAGGAAGTTTGCTCGGAATTCTAAAAATTTACTAAGCTTCTCAGCATCAAACTTTGCTACTGCACGAGTTGTACCATACTTATCATGCATTCTTGCAATATCTGCTACCCAATTACTTGACATATAATCTCCTAAATAATATAACTATTATACCATATTTTTTTCTTGCTGTACATGTAAGATAATACCATGCTCAGAATCAATTGATACTATATTAACTTGTAAATATTGATCATTAACTTTAACAACTAATGGTACTTCTCCCCAATCTT